TGATTGGGACTAGTGCCTCCTCTGGGGCTGCTACTAACGGTCCCGCATGGGAAGGCGGCGGTATGGGCGGAGGCAGCAACGCCACGCCACTGTCCCTTGCTGGCGGCACATCGCGCTTTGGCGGCGGCGGCGGTGGATCAGGTGGGCATCATAACGCCACGCCAGCGGTGGTTGACGCGTCTGCCGGCGGTTTAACAGGTCCAACCGTAGGCACCACAGCTTCAGGCGGCGGCGGCGCTGCTGGAACGTCTGGGGCAACGCCAACAGCAGGCACAAACGGCGCTGATGGAACTGCCGAGTATGGCGGGCAGGGCGGCGGCGGTGGTGGTTCTACGGTTGCCGCGTCAACTTCTGGTGCAAACGGCGGCGATGGTGGTCGCGGCGGCGGGGGCGGTGGTGGAGGCGGCGTAGGCATGAACCCTGGCCTCGGCGGGCGCGGCGGGCAAGGTGGTCACGGATACGGATGGATTGCGACATGGTGAAAGCGGGCGAGAAGCGTTTTGCATTGGTGCGGGACGCGGATGGGCTGGTGGTGAATACCTGCGTCTGGGATGGCGTCACGCCTTGGAATGATCTGCCGCCAGACATTAGCGATATTGAATGCCCGGCCTATGTTGACCCAGGCTGGCGATACGTTGGCGGTGAATGGCTGCCACCCGAGCCACCGCCCGAGCCGCCGCCTGAATAATGGCGCGCACCGGCACCTTTGACCCTCAGATACAGGCGCTTGCGTGGTTTGACGCGCAGGCGTTTGCTGAGGGCTGGTTTGCCGATGATCTTATCCCGCCGGCATCTACAGGTATTACCGGCGATTTAACTGTTACGCTTGCCGATGTTACGCTTTCGGCGGATGGAACAGTAGCCAATGGCGCATCCGGTGATTTAAACGTCACGCTTGCCGATGCCACATTGGCAGCTGATGGCACCATTACGCAACCAGGCATCACTGGCGATTTATCAGTAACCCTTGGGGCGGTGACGCTTTCCGCAGATGGCACAGTCACGTTGCCGGGTATTACCGGCGATCTGGCTGTCACGCTTGGGGCTTTAAGCCTATCGTCCTCCGGCATAATTCAGGAGCCGCAACCCGTTAGCGGTGGCGGGCCGGGCAATGCGCAACGCGGGCGCAAGCGCGCGGTTTATATGGTGGATGACAAGGTATTCGACCGGGCAGAAGATGCCGCGCGATACCTTGCCAGTGTCACCGCGCCAGAGCCGGAAGATGCGCCGGAACTCGCGCCGCGCGCCGCGCGCGCCGCGCCGGTTGCGGCGGTGGAAATTGAAGGCGAGCGCATGGCCCTGGGGCCCATCGCTTTGCCCGTTTCCGCAACGCCAGCTTTTGTGGCCGATATGGTACAAAGCGAATTGCAAGCCGCCAGGCGCAAGCTACAGGCCCGGCGCGATGCGATGGAGCGCGAGGAAATGGCGGCAGTCATGGCGGCAATGAAACTGCTTCTGGATGACGGCGAAGAGATCGTTTTTCATTGAAGGGCATCGCATGAAATCGCCAGCATGGACCCGAAAGGCCGGGAAGAACGAAAAGGGCGGGCTGAATGAACCCGGGCGCCGATCCTATGAGAAAGCCAATCCTGGATCTGACTTGAAGCCGCCGGTGAAGGCTGGCGATAACCCGCGCCGCGCTTCCTTTCTGGCGCGCATGGGTAACATGCCAGGCCCGGAGCGTGACGCGCAAGGCAAGCCTACGCGGCTGCTGAAAAGCCTGCAAGCCTGGGGCGCATCCAGCAAGGCCGATGCCAAAGCAAAGGCCAAGGCTATCAGCAACAGGAACAAAGCCAAATGAAAAAGCCCGTCTGGAAAACCAAAGACCCGACCAAAGGCGACAAGAAGCTGGCGCCGAAACAGAAAGCGGCGGCGAAAGCCATGGCCAAGGAAGCCGGGCGCCCGTATCCAAACCTCGTGGATAACATGCGGGCCGCGCGCAAGAAGAAGTGACTACGGCACCCGCCCTGCCGATGAAGGGCGAGACAGGAACCCCGAATGAGCGAAACGCAAACACAAGAGCCTGACCTCGTTATTGAGGATCAGACTTCCCCGCTTGACACGCCAGCACCGGAAGCAGATGCCCCGGCGCCGGAACCTGAAGAGGTAGTCGTCACCATTGGCGATGAACCCGCCCCGGAGCCGCAAGAAACAACCCCTGCCCCGGAATGGGTCCGGGAATTGCGCCGCGTCAACCGAGAGCGAGAGCGCGAGATTAAGGAATTGCGGGATAAGCTGGCAGCGAAGGAAGCCGCCCCGCCGCCCGCAACCGATCCCGGCAAAAAGCCAACTCTGGAAGATCACGACTATGACACCGATGCATATGAGAAGGAATTAACGGCTTGGTATGAGCGCAAGCGCAAGGCGGATGAGGAAGTGACCCGCCAGCTGCAAGCCGAGCAAGATCAGCAAAAGGCCTGGCAAGCCAAGCTTGAAGGCTATGCCAAGGCCAAAACTGAATTGCGCGTGCCGGATTACGAAGATGCCGAGGCGGTAGCGCAGGAAACTTTTAGCGTTCCCCAGCAAAGCATCATCGTGGCTGGCGCCGAAAACCCCGCGCTGCTGATTTACGCCATGGGCCGCAACCCGGCCAAGGCCAAGGAATTGGCTGCCATCACCGATCCCGTGAAATTTACCTTTGCCGTTGCCAAATTGGAGGCTCAATTGAAAGTTACCCCCCGCAAGGCGCCGCCGGCGCCCGAAAAGCCCATCCGTTCAACTGGTGGCGTGTCCGTATCCGGCGCCGTGGATGGCACCCTGGAACGGTTGCGCGAGGAAGCTTCCCGCACTGGCGATATGACTAAGGTTATTGCTTACAAACGGCAGAAAGCCGCCGCCGCAAGAAAATAATTGACGGCAAGCCGGGCGCTGGCGTAATCTGCCGGCGCCCAGGTGTCGCGAGCCGTAAATCGCAGAGGGCATTGAACGGCAGCCGCCCGGCCTTATGGGTGAGACATGGCAACAATTCTTCCATCTCTCAACCCAGAGGCTTTGAAACATGGCGAACAGTTTCAGCAAAGAAGAGCGCATCGCGTTTGAAAACATCCTGGAGGGCTTCCAGGACGCGCTTGTGCTTTCCAGCAACGTGGCGATCTACAACACCGATCAGGTGATGATGGAGCGCACTAACAACATCATTTGGCGCCCGCAACCCTATATCGCGACCAGCTATGCTGGCACCGATATGACCGCCAATTTCGATGACTACACCCAGCTTACCGTCCCGGCGACGATTGGCTTTCAGCGTTCCGTGCCATGGGTGATGACCGGCACCGAATTGCGTGATGCTTTGCAGGAAAATCGCCTTGGCGATGCTGCCAAGCAAAAGCTGGCGTCTGATATCAACGTGGCGATCATGAACGTGGCCGCGCTGCAAGGCACGCTTTTCGTGAAGCGCGCTTCTGCCGCTTCCGGTTTTGATGACGTTGCTCAGTGCGAAGCCATCATGAACGAGCAAGGCGTGATGATGGATGACCGCTATCTGGCGCTTTCCACCCGCGACTATAACGGCATGGCCAGCAACCTTCAGGCCGTTACCCGTTCCTTCGGCAATCAGACCAGTGAAAACGCGCTGCGCCGCGCCCTTGTTGGCACGGTGGCCAGCTTTGAAACCTACAAGCTGGATTATGCGCTTCGCAAAACTGCCGCTGCTGGTGGTGCTGGCCTGACCATGGATACCCGCGCGTCTGCTGGAAATTACTATGTGCCGAAGGCGACCTCCGTGGCGGCTACCGGCGAAGTCAGCAACGTTGACAACCGCTATCAGACTATCACGATTTCCAGCACGACTTCCGTTGCGGCTGGCGATGCCTTCACGGTTGCGGGCATTGAAGCGGTCCATCATATCACCAAGCAAAGCACGGGGCAGCTTAAAACCTTCCGCGTGATCAGCGTGCCGAGCGCGACGACGCTGGTGATTTCCCCGCCGCTGATTACGGCGCAGGGTGCCACGGATGCGGAAGTGCAGTATCAGAATTGCACTGCTGCTAGCACATCGGCCACGGCTTCTATCGTGTTCCTGAATACCGTGACCAACTTCATGAACCCCTTCTGGCATCGTGATTCGCTGGAAATCCTGCCTGGCCGCTTGGCGATCCCGAGCGATGCCGGCGCCGCTGTCATGCGCGCTTCGACTGACCAAGGCATCGAATTGGTTATGTCCAAGCAGTATGACATCAACACGCAAAAGACCAAGTATCGCTTGGATACTCTCTACGGCGTGGTGAATAAGCAGCCGGAAATGTCCGGCATTATGATGTTTTCCCAGACCTGAGCATAGCAAAAGGAGATCAAGAGTATGTCGAGTTTTGTTCTGCCCCAGGGCAATTCTGGTGATATCACCATCCCCGCGAATGAAAGCATCGCGGTATTCTGTCAGGGTTCGGCGCAGGTCTATCGCAAGATTGGCTATCCGAATTACCCGGATCAGGTGACGCTGATTGGAACCGTGAATAATGGCCAGACTGTGTTTGGTCCGTATTCTTCCGGCGCGACCATCATCGTTGAAGCTTCTGGTGGCGTGACTGCCTTCTATGAGGTTGGCACTGATCCGGTGGTTCAGCAGGGCCGCTTGAACGTCCAGGTGCAAGTGACGCCTGCCGTGATTGCCGATGGCGGTTCCATGGCTTTCACGGCTGCCAATCTGTTGACTGGGCTGGTGACTGCCACCCCGACAACTGGCCGGAATATCCAACTTCCGACCGGCGCCGCGATGGACCTTGCCACCAATATGGCGGTTGATGAATCCTTCGATTGGTCACTGATTACGCTTGCGGCTTTTGCGTTGACTGTGACGCAAGGCGCGTCTGGCCACACCATCGTTGGTGCGGCTGCTACTGGTGCTGGTTCTGGTTCCGCTGCGCGGTTCCGGACCCGCAAGACGGCGGCGGATACCTTCGTCACTTATCGCCTTGCGTGATGACTTGGGCGGGCTTCACGGCCCGCCCTAACCCTTTGCAGGAGGCTTTCCTATGCCGTTAAAGAAAGGCTATTCCAAGGCTTCCATTTCCAGCAACATCCGCAAGGAAATGAAGGCTGGCAAGCCGCAAAAGCAGGCGGTTGCCATTTCGTTGAATACCGCCCGCACTGCGGCCATGAAAGCGGGCAAGCCCGGTAAAGCGCCGAAAGGTGCAAAATGAGACTTCTTCCAACTATTCTTTACCGTGTGCCTGGCGCGCATTTTGGCCCGCCGGGTGTTACCTATGATTATCTCGGCGTTGACACGGACGAGGCGCTAGAAGCCGCATTGTCGGAAGGCTGGCATGAAAGCTTGGCCAGCGCGATTGCGCCGCCCGATGCGCCGCCCGCGCCTGCCGATGACGCGCCAGTGACGCGCGCCGAATTGGAACAGAAGGCCGATCAACTTGGGATCAAGGTAGATGGACGATGGTCAGACAAGCGACTGATTTCCGAAATTGAAGCCAAGATGGCGGCGCCGGCATGAGTTACACCAAGCGCCAGCTGATCAATGCCGCGTTTGAGGAAGTGGGCCTTGCGGCCTATGTTTTTGACCTGACGCCGGAACAGATGGAAGCGGCGCTGCGCCGGATGGATTCCATGGTGGCAACATGGAACAGCAAGGGCATTCGCATTGCGTATCCATTGCCGCGCAACCCGCAGGATAGCAGCCTTGATGAAGAAACTTCAATTCCAGATCGAGCGATTGAAGCTATCGTTTCAAATCTGGCGATTAGGCTTGCGCCTTCGTATGGCAAGGCCGTGGCGGTGGAAGTGAAAACATCGGCCCGCCAGGCCTATGAGGCGCTGCTGGCGCGGGCTGCTATGCCTTCCGAAATGCAATTCCCCAAAACCATGCCGGCGGGTGCTGGCAATAGGCCTTGGGTGTCTGACAATCCATTCATGCCGGGGCCGGTTGATCCTGTCTTGGTGGGGCCTGATGGCCCGCTTGAACCTTAACCCGGACGGGACGCCATGCCGACGATCAACCAGCTTTCCGCGATCAACAGCCTAAGCGCAGGCGATAACATCTTGGTTTATGCGCCGGGCGAGGGTGACACGCGCCGCGCGAGCCTTTCGACGCTGCTGGACTTCTTTGAGTCGTATTTTGCCGATCCGGATTACACCACGCAAATCAACGCGCCGACTTCAAGCGGCTTCAATTTGCAGCTTGGCGCGCAAACGCAAAGCCTGTTCCTGATCATCAATCCCACTGGCGCTTTTGCGGCTGGCACCATTACCTTGCCGCCTGTGGCATCCTGCTTTGATGGGCAAGAAATTCTTGTGGTTTCATCGCAAAGCATCGCGGCGCTTACCGTAAACGGGAATGGCGCCACGTTGCTTGGGGTTCCTGGCGCGCTTGGCATTGGCGGGTTTTTCACCATCCGCTTTAATTTGCTGCAATCGACTTGGTATACTCTATCAAGCAATACGGCGGGCAGTTTTTCGACTTTGGCGCTTTCCACTTCGATCAATGACGTAAACGGCAACGAATTGTTGCGTGTTTCTGCCACGGCTTCAGCGGTGAATGAAGTGACGTTGACCAATGCGGCGGCTGGCAATGCGCCAAGCCTTAGCGCAACGGGCAGTGATACAAACATCGGCTTGAACCTCATTCCCAAAGGAACGGGGACCGTTCAGGCAAATGGCGTGCCTGTGGTGACAACGACTGGCGCGCAAACCCTGACGAACAAGACGTTGACGGCGCCGGTGATCAGCACGATCAGCAATACCGGAACCCTGACGCTTCCGATTTCAAGCGATACTCTTGTCGGGCGTGCGACCACTGACACCCTGACGAATAAGACGTTGACCGCCCCGACCATGACGGCGCCAGTGCTTGGAACGCCAACAAGTGGAACGTTGACGAATTGCACTGGCCTTCCGGTAGCTTCTGGCATTTCCGGGCTTGGGGCTAATGTGGCGACATTCCTTGCCACGCCATCAAGCGCCAATATGGCGGCTGCCCTGACCGATGAAACGGGCAGCGGTTCAGTGGTGTTTGGCACTTCTCCGACAATCACCGGAATGCGTAACGCGGCACCTGTTACTAAGGTTGCCGATTTCACGCTTGGCGATGCCGAGGATTACGTCATCAATAATAAGGCCGGATCTGCTTGCGTAGTCACGTTGCCGGCGGCTTCTGCCCAGGTTGGGCGCGTTGTGGTGTTGAAAACCATCCAAGCGCAAGCGATCAACAGCGCATCTTCCAATGTGGTGCCGCTTGCTGGTGGCGCGGCGGGAACGGCGATTGTTGCCGGCGTTGCTGGCAACTGGGCCGAGATTGTTTCCGATGGCACTAACTGGATCATCATGAAGGCGTAAGGACAAAGACATGACCATTCGGGCACCTTTCTATCCCAAACGCGGCGCTAATCAGGTTGTTTCGCCTGCCGTTGCATCGGCAGAGATCACGATTGACCCGATCTCCAAAAGCGTGCGGCTGGTGAATAGCGGTTCCAATATCTGCCATGTGCGGATTGGCATTGGAACGCAAACTGCCACAACCGCCGATCTGCCGGTTCGGGCTAATTCCGAAGTGATCGTTTCCAAAGGCGAGGGTGAGGGCAATGTTGCCTTTATCAGCGCAGCGGGAACCACGCTTCATGTGCAACCGGGCGAAGGTGGTGTTTGAGTGCAAATCCCGATCCTGACCGGCGTTTTCACCGATAGCAGTCCGGATTTCAGGACTGCCTATCCGGTCAATATGGTGCCGGTGCCAATGCCGCAGGGGATTTCCAATGGCTATCTTAGGCCATCGGATGGCCTTGTGAGCCAAGGAACGGGCCCGGGCGTGGATAGGGGCGGGATTGAATGGCGCGGGCAATGCTACCGCGTCATGGGTTCTAGGCTGGTGCGAATTGCCGCCGATGGCAGCCTCACGGATATTGGTGGCGTTGGGGATGACGGCAAGCTGGCAACCTTCGATTATTCTTTCGACTATCTAGCCATCGCATCTGCTGGCGCGCTTTACCTTTACAATGGAACCACGCTTCAGCCGGTGACAGATGCAGACCTGGGCACTGTGCTGGATGTGGTTTGGGTAGATGGTTATTTCATGACTACGGACGGCGAGTTTCTGGTGGTCACGGAATTGAATAATCCATTTGCGGTTGACCCGTTGAAGTATGGCAGCGCAGAAGCCGATCCTGATTCGGTTGTGGCATTGCTGAAATTGCGCAATGAGGTTTACGCCTTAAACCGCCATACCATCGAAGTGTTTGACAACGTGGGCGGCGATAATTTCCCCTTTGCCCGGATTGAGAGCGCGCAAATTCAGAAGGGATGCGTGGGCACTAGGGCGTGTTGCGTTTTTCAGGAAACGATTGCCTTCCTTGGTTCAGGCCGCAATCAGGCGCCTGGCATTTACCTTGGCACCAATTCAAACGCGCGCAAGATCAGCACGGCAGAAATTGACCGCGTGCTTGCCGGATATTCAGAGGATCAGCTTTCGGAGGTTTTGCTTGAAGCGAGGAATGACCGCGCGCATCAATACCTTTACGTTCATTTGCCGGATCAGACGATTGTATTCGATGCGGCGGCATCGGAAGCGTTGCAGCAGCCGATATGGTTTATCCTGACATCTTCGATTGAAGGTTTGGCGCAATACAGGGCGCGCAATTTCGTGTGGTGCTATGACAAATGGCTTTGCGGCGATCCTGCAAGCAATGGCTATGGCTACCTGACCACGGCGCGCGCGGATCATTACGGCGCCAAAGTGCGGTGGCAGTTTCAAACCCCGATCCTTTACAATGAAAGCCGAGGCGCTGTGGTGCATAGCCTCGAATTGGTTTGCCTTCCAGGTTATGCGGTGTTTGGCGTTGATTCGGTTGTGACCACTTCCTACAGCGTTGACGGGCAGAATTGGAGCCAAGACCGGCGATTGTCGTTGAATGGCTTTGGCGCCTTGAATAAGCGCGCTGTGTGGCACCAACAGGGCATGATGAGGAATTGGCGCATTCAACGGTTCCAGGGCACCAGTGACGCGCTATTGCCCATTGCGCGGCTTGAGGCGAGCGTGGAGCCGCTTGCCGTATGACGCGCATTAAACTGAACCGCGATCAGCTTTCGGCATTTCTGCCCGATGATGACAGTGTTCGGAAGGTGGAGGCGCTTTTCAAGCAGGCAACCGAATTGACGCCGGCAGAAATCGCGGCCCTGACGATTTTGGTGCAAGAGGCATCGATCGACGCTGGCACGGCTGACGCCAAGGCTACGCAAGCCAATGGTGCGCTTGAACGCATTGCCGATAGCCTGGAATTGCTAGCGTATGCGCCGCCGAGTTTGCCGGTGGTGCTGCCCGATGACGTGACACCGCCGATCACGCCACCAAAGCGGGCCAGGTTCGGATCGTTTTATGACACCACAAACCAAACGGCGGCGGTGATCAATACGGCCTATGCCGTCACTTTTGACACAACAGACCTGAGCGAAGGCGTTTATCGTGGCAGTCCAACGTCCCGCATTTATGTGGACGAGCCTGGGGTCTATAATTTCCAGTTTTCAGCCCAGCTTGACAAAACCTCTGGCGGTGTTGGAATTTTTGATTTCTGGATCAGGGTAAACGGCGTTGATATTTCCAATTCCGCCGGGCGCGTGCGGATACAGGGCAACAATTCCGAATTGGTGACAGCTTGGAATTTCCTGACCCGCATGAAGGCTGGCGACTATTTTGAGCTGATGTGGGCGGTGGATGACACAACCTGCCAGATCACGGCGTTTCCAGCCGTGGCGCCGATCCCCGGCATTCCATCGGTCATTCTGACCGTTTCAAACAACATCGGAGCCTGACCCATGGCTGTAACCGTTAAAAATATCATTCCGGCAAAGCAGGCCGAAAACACGCAAACGACGCAATACACGGCGACGGGCTGCAAGGCGATAATTGACAAGTTCACCGTTACCAATACCGGCGCCGCCAATGTTACCTTTGCGGTCAATTTGGTGGCGTCTGGCGGTTCGGCTGGGGCTTCCAATTTGGTGCTGGATGATAAGAACATCGTGCCTGGGGAGACTTACCTTTGCCCTGAATTGGTGGGACAGGTATTGGAGCCGGGCGGGTTTATCAGCACTTTGGCCGGCGCGGCCACAAGCCTGACCATTCGCGCAAGCGGGCGGGAAATCACTTAATGCTTGCAACCGTGGCAAGTTTGGGGATAATTGGCGCGCTGAGACATCCGGCGGCCAGCGGCCATCCTTTAAGGGGTTCCGATGTCTGACAGCTTGCAACGCCTTTTGCCGGACCTTGGGCTTCCCCGCGATGCGGTGGATTGGCTTGTCATGCTTTACGATATGACGCAAGTTTTTGATGACGTGGCCGATGGCGATGCGCCGACGCGGGCTGACTTGGATAAGTGCATTTGGAGTGCGCTTGTAGGGCAGTATTGCAATCCATTTTTTCAGGCGCATCACGCCAGCCTTTTGCCTGGGGTGGCAACCATGATCTTAAAATGGCAAGCATCCGACAGAGTAGAACGTGAAGGTAAGCCCTGCGCTATGTCCTACGCATGGCGCGCTGGCTATTACGATGTTGTTTTGCTGGTTTGCCAGATTTGTTTTGGAGTGGTGCGAGCGATTGAATTGAGCGCCACCGTAATGCGCCTTTATGGCGAGAGGTTCGAAGATTATCAGCGGGAGTTCAATTTCCATGCCTGATCCGATCACAGGAGTTATTGCTGGCGCCACTGTTATTGGTGGTGGCCTTCTTCAAGCATCTGCAGCCGAAAGGGCGGCTGACGCACAAATTGATGCTTCTCGCGCTGGTATTGCGGAACAAAGATCTGCACGAGATGAGGTTTCTAGGCTTTTAGAACCATATCGACAGGCAGGTTTGCCAGCAGTGCAAGGTTTGCAACCTTTCGCGGAAGCTGGGGCGCCTGCTTTGCAAAGGCAGCAGGCTTTAGCTGGTTTGCAGGGGCCGCAAGCGCAGCGAGATGCAATTTCTCAGATTGAACGTAGCCCGCTTTTTCAGGCACAAGTGCGAAGCGGCGAAGAGGCTCTTTTGCAAAACGCATCGGCAACCGGCGGTTTGCGTGGGGGCAACACTGCCGCTGCACTAGCAAGATTTCGCCCGGCGATGCTGAATGCTGAGATTGAACGCCAATATGGGCGGCTTGGCGGCTTCACTGCGCTTGGCGTTGGAACGCAACAAAACCTAGCCCAGTTGGGCCAAGCATCGGCGGCTGGAACAGGCGCTGCAACCATGCAAGCGGGACAAAATATCGCCAATCTGCAAGGCAATGTTGGCGCTGCTAGCGCCGCTGGTATTCTTGGAGAGGCGCGCGGTTATGGGCAAATCTTGAACGCGCCTATGCAGGCGTTTGGGATGGAGTCTGGTTTGAGGGCAAGTGGTTACACCGGCCAATCTCCATTTGGCAATTTGTTCGGTTTTACTAGGTAGGGTTTCAAATCATGGCAATTCTTCCCCTACAGCAACCGCCGCAATATCTGACAGGAATGCAATCGCCATTAGCTGCAGCATCGGAAGGATTGCAGCTTGGTGCTGGTTTGGCGCAAACCCGCCTTGCAGGGGAAGCGCAGCAACAAGCGCGGCAGCAAAGAACGCAACAACAGGCCGCTTTGCAGCAATATATGCAAAACCCAACAATGCAAGGCCTTTTGCAGATTGCGCCAATGCTTCCACCCGAAATGGTGAAAAACATTGCCGAAGCCAACAAGATGCTTTCGGAAGAGCAGCGCACAAATTCATTGCAGTTTGGCGGTAGTGTTTTGGGGTTTTTGGAAGCTGGCCGCACTGATGATGCGATTGGATTGTTGCGTGATAGAGCCACCGCATATCGCAATTCTGGTGATCAAGTAAACGCAACTGCGCTTGATAGGCTTATCCGCGTTGTTGAGATTGATCCAAATGCAGCCAAGGCTATTGTGGGCCTTAATATGGCGGCTTCGCCTGGCGGTGAAACCTTTATTCGCGGTATTTCTGGCCTTGGCGGCGAGCAACGCGCGCGCGAATTGCAGCCTTCTGCGGTTCGCACCGCACAGGCTGGCGCGACTACAGCAGAAGCAACGGCAGGCGTATCGCCCGAGGCAGCCGCCGCTGATGTTGAAAAGAAAATGGCGGATATTGAGAAAATCCGCGCTGAGATTGCTGACAAGCAAGGCGAAATCCCTGAAAGCGCCCGCACTATTGTCAATCAATCGGCGGATGCCGTTTTGGCGGCTAGGCAGCGTGCAGATCGTGCTACTTCCTTGGCGGAGAAATTTACTAATTCCTGGCAAAGTGGCGTTTTCACGCGCGCGACTGACGCTCTTGGAGACGCCGTTGGCAGCCAATCAGAACAGCGTCGTTTCCGGCAGGAGTTTGAACGCCTCCGCAGTAGCGAAATTGTGAAATCCCTACCTCCAGGACCAGCAACAGATCGAGATATTCAGCTTTTTTCGCGCGGTTTTCCGCCGCCTGAGTCTGATGCTGAGACAATCAAGCAATTCTTGCAAAGCGTGGCGCGTGTGGCCCGTTATGAAGAGGCGTTTTCCGATGTTCGTGGCCAATGGGCAGCGGCCAATGGCCAGCTTGGCCCGGCCCGGCGCGAATTTACTATTGACGGAATACAAATCCCGCGTGGCACCACATTCACGAATTTTGCCAAACAGTATTTGGGTTTGGCTGCAAACCGAACTGCCGCCCAAGAGGCTGAAGCCTTGGCGCGGTCCCGTAGTTATGGGCGCGTCTTAGAAGGTCCGGGCCAGTAGCCATGTCGGAAACGCGCCAAGCCCCGCCGAATGATTACCGAGATCCATTTTGGCAAGACTTGATTGCCGGGACCGAGCAGCGGTTAGGCTTGCCCAATGGCTTGCTTGCAAGCGTAGTCACAAATGGCGAGCGCACGCCGAATAACCGAGTTTCCAGTGCTGGCGCCCGGACGGTTTTTCAGATCATTCCTGAAACCCGCGATGCCATTCAGCGCAAATACGGAATTGATGCTTACCTAAGCCCTGAAAATGCGGCAGAGGCGGCGGGCCTGCTTTTGCAAGAAAGCTTGCAGCGCAATCGTGGCGATGTTAGCGCAGCCGTAGCTGAATACCATGGCGGCACCAACCGCGCGAATTGGGGGCCGATCACGCGGTCTTATACCAACCGCGTCATGGCGGGGATGCAAACTGATCAAGAGCCCGTTGCATCGCAACAAAGCCGCGCCGCTTTGCAAGGGTTTATAGCGCAGCGCCAGCAAGAGGAGCAGCAGCGCAACCCCTTGACGCGCGTGTATCAGGCATATCGCGCGGGCGAGCTTACACCGGAAGAGCAGAAGCAATTTGAGGATGATGTTCGCAGTAACCGCGTAATGCTTCCGCCTGGCGGCGCGCTTTTGGGCGAATTGCCGCGCGGCTTAACGGCGCCGAGCAGGGCATTTGAAGCGCCGCAACAATTGCTTGACGCTTACACGTCCGGACGCCTTTCCCGGAACGAAAAGATTGAGTTCGAGCGCGATGTTGAAAAGGGCATCGTCAAGGTTCCCGAAGGGTTCCAGCTTGAAAAGACAGAAGATCTTGGCTTGCTTGGCCGGGTGCGCGAGGCCGTAACCGGCGAGGAACGCCGCGTTGCTGCGACTGAGGCGCTACCTGATTGGGCAACTATGCCCGAATTAAACCAAGCCAGCTTTGCAAGCTTCCGCGCTGGCCTTGGCACCATGGCGTCATCGCCGGAAGAAACAGTGCGCCTTATCCAGGCACAATTCCCCGGCGTGCAAGTTCGGCAAGATGACCGGGGCAATTACATTCTGCGATCATCGGTAAATGGGCAGGAATATGCCATTAAGCCGGGTGTGCGGATAAGCGATATTCCCCGCGCCGTTGGCACTGCGCTTGCCTTTACGCCAGCGGCTAGGGCGCCCGGCGTGGTTGGAGGCGCATTGGCTACCGGCGCCACGCAAGCGGGCATTGAAGGCACGCAAGCCTTAACGGGGGGAAGCTTTGACGCTGGCGATGTTGGCATGGCGGCGGCACTTGGCGGCGCTATCCCGGCGGCGATCAATGTCACGCAAATGGCCCGCCCCTTGGCGCAGCGCACATTGGACCGCCTGCGCGGTGGTGCGGCGGCAGCGCCAGAAGTGCCGCCTGGTGGTGCTGCGCCGGCGGCGCCCGGTATGGCCGCGCAAGCCGCGCCAGAACCGCCCCCGACAGCAGCGCCAAGGGTAGCACCGCAAGCGGCACCGGAACCGCCAGCAGCCGCCCCCAGGGCAGCAGCGGCCATGCCTGAAGTGCCACCGGCAGGCGCCCCGCAATACCGCCCCGTTGCGCCGGATGAGGTGTTGCAGCCGGGCGTGAATGTCCGGATGAACCTGCAAACCGGAATCCCGGAGGTGCAAGTTACGCCAAGCCCGGCGGCGGCGCGGCCCGTTGCGCCTGCAGTCTCGGCTATGACCGGCCCGGAATTGGCGCAAACTGCCCGGACGGCGGCGCAGGGTGGCATCTTCCGCGCTGGCGCGGCGCGTGAGGCGCTAGCGCGTGAGGCGGCGCCAAACCCCGAAACGGTGGCAGCAGCGCAGCGCCTTGGCATCATGGATTTTCTGCAACCGGACCATGTGACCACCAGCCAGGCCTTCCGGGAATTGGCCCAGGCCATCAAATCCGTGCCGAGTTCGCAAACCCGCGCGGCGGAGATGGAAGGCTTGCAGCGTGTGGGAGAGCGCGCGCAACAAATCCTCGATAGCGCAGGACGGACGCCGCGCAGCGAATTGGACGCCACTTTGCGGGCGCGGTTCCAGAATGAAATTAAGCTTTTGAGCGATGCCTCAGATCGGCTTTATACCCGTATGCGGGAGATTATCCCCGCCCGCGCCGAAGCCAACGCGGATGAAGCGCTACGCATTGTCAATCGCAGGCTTGAGGATTTGGGTGGCGAGAAAAGCAGCCTGACGCGGCTTGAGCGTTCAATCCTACAAAAGCTTGGCCCGCGCGAAAATGCCGATGCCCCGACCTATGCGCTTTTGGATGACGTGCGCCGTGAGGTGGGCCGGGCAGCCCGGCAACAGGGGCCCTTTGCTGACGCGGATACTGGTTTGGCCAAGCGGCTTTATGCAGCACTTACGGATGACGCCGCCGCAGTAGCGGAACGCTATGGCGCCAAGGAAATGTCCGATTTGGCGCGCGCCAGCGTGAAAATGCGGAAAGGCATTGAAGATGATTTCGCTTCCCTGTTCGGGCGCGAATTGTCTGGTTCGATGCTCAATCGCATGGATCAGGCAATTCAGGCGATTTCGAAGGGTGACATTTCCAAGCTTTCCGAATTGCTGAAAGCCGTGCCTCCTGACATGCGGCAGGAAGTGGTGGCAAATGGCTTGGCCACCGCCTTTGGCCGCGCTGCTAAAAATGGCGAATTGAATTTCACCACGTTCACGAAATGGTTTGACGGCTTGCAGAAAGAGCCGCGCGCAATGACGTTTCTTATGAGTAATTTACCAAAGGAAACCGTAGCGCAACTGAAAGACCTTTATCAGGTTTCCAAAGGCATCAGCATGGCAACGCGGGAGTTTGTGACGACCGGGCGCCTGCAGGCCGTGGCCGATCAATTGAAACCGGCCGACACGCTTATGGGTAAGGTTATGGAGTTCGCTCAGCGCAGCGCCATCAGCGCGCCGCTTGAGGGAGCTACCAGCATGATTGGCTTGCCTGGCGCTGGCTTGGCGGCGGGAATTGCCAGCACGTTGCGCGCGGGCAAAACCACGCCAATGCAAGCCGCCGATGCGCTTATCGCATCGCCAGAGTTCCGCGCGGTGGCAATTGATGCGGTCAAAACCCAGGGCCAGCCCAGCGCAGGCGCATTGCGGCGCATGGCCGTTTCGCAGTCCTTCCGCAAGTTTGCCGAGCAGATGAACCTGCCGCGCGATGTTTCCGGGCGCGAAGCTTGGATCAGGAACGCAATTCAAACCGAGCGCCAATATACCAATGGCAATGGCAACGGAGCCAGAATGCAATGACTGAGATCGTCAGCCCCTTCGCGCAATTCTTTGATGTAAGCGGCGCGCCGTTGAACAATGGCGCAATTTATATCGGCACAGGTTCCCTTGACGCGCAAAGCAATCCGATCCCGGTCTATTGGGATAATGCCCTGACCATTCCGGCATTGCAGCCCATTCGCACATTGAACGGATATATTGTCCGGAACGGAACGCCAGCGCGTATTTTCTGCAATGCTGATAATTTCAGCATGACGGTAAAAACCAACACAGGGCGCGCGGTTTGGTCAATTCAGGATGCGACTTCCGATAAGAGCTTGCTTGAAATCTTGAGCCAGCCAGACGGCGCTTCGCTTATTGGCTTCACGCAAGCCAACACCGGAACGCCTGCGCGCACTGTTCAAGATAAGCTGCGCGATATTGTTTTCTTGAAGGATTTTGGCGCCGTAGGCGACGGCGTGACGGATGACGCTGCGGCTGTGCTGACGGCATTGAACAGCGGCGCCAAGGTGATTGACGGGCAAGGGCTGACGTATAAAATCAACAGCCCGCTTTCAATTACTGCCGATAACCTGACAGTCCAGAACGCGACCTTTGATATTTCAAGCGTTCCAAACCAACCCGGCGATGATTTCATCATCCGTTTTGAAGGGACACAGGGCGCTTTTGTAAACCTGACCGCAAACTTAAACGCTAATGACAATGTCATTTCCGTTGGTAGCACATCCGGCTTTTCTGCTGACCAATATGTCTGGGTGCAAAGCAGTCAATTCTTTTGGGCGTCACAGCAGGTTGGGCAGTACGGAAAGATTAAATCCATAGACAGCGCTACACAAATGACGCTGTACGATAACGTGCTGTATGATTTCACGACCGCCAACACCGCGCGCGTTGCGCCTATACAAACAAAAAATGGGATTGTGCTGAATAAGGTGCAGTTTATCGGCGCGCAAGCTAACAACCAAGCGGCGCTTTATTTCAGCTTATGCTCAGATGTTCATGTGCAAGACTGCACGTTTCTGAATGTTGATTATGCGTGCGTATATGTGTCGCGCTGCGTAAATGTGGTGGTAGATTCTGTTCAGTGCAGGTATTCTCGCGCGGCTGCGGGCCTTTCATACGGCGTTTTATTTTTAAACGGCACTTACAATGGTGTTGTGGTAAACGGTTATAGCGAAGACCAGCGGCACTATGTAGCCACTGGATCGGCCACTGCCCTAGGCGGTGTCAACCTTTATATAACGGTGGCGAATAACCATATAACTGCCGCGAGGAATGCGGGCATAGACGCGCATCCAACCCTTGATTACTACACCGTAAACGGCAACACGATTGAGCAGGCGGCAGACGCAACAGGGACGACCGACGGGATTATCTGCCAAGGATTGAATTGCGTCATTACTAACAATACGATTGTAAACGCAACGCGCCACGCAATATTTCACCAGTTGTTTCCGACTATCGGTTCGGGTTCTTGTATTATATCAAACAACCTAATCCGCAAAAGCGGCGGCGGCGCGTCAACAGATACCGGCATCAATGTCACCAACGAAACAACTGGAGCCGCAACGCTTGATGGTGTAAATATAGTCGGAAACACAATAGACGGCACCAATGATTTTAGTATGACCATCACGGCGGTTACGGGAAACATCAACAATGTTGCCATAACAGGCAATATCGTTCGCACAAACGCCACGGATAGCAGTTGCCGGTTGCGGGCGCAGGGCGCGGGAACTTCGATCAACGATATTTCCATCACTGGAAACATCTTCAAAAGTTCTGGAACGCAAAACCTCTATCTTTTGGGTTCCGCGTCAAGCAGTTTGAATAGAGTTACCATTTCCGGCAACAATATAATCGGCGGCACCAACGGCATCCGTCTTTCCTACGCGCAAAACGTTGTAGAGACAGGCAACTATAACACTGGCGTAACGCGCAAGGTTTTCGTTGATACAGGCGCCAGCATTATCTGGCTTGACCGCCGGCAGTCGTCAATCGTGACGATGACAAACACAACCTATGTTGTGCTGGACCAAGACGAACAACTTATTGCCAACCGGGCGTCAACGATCACTGTCACGCTTCCCACTGCGGCAAGCTGGCCGGGCCGGGTGCTGCGGTTCAAGACAATTCAGGCGCAAGCGGTTGATAGTAATGCGTCAAACGTGGTTCCGATTGGCGATAGCGCGGCAGGCACGTCAATCTTGCCCGCGACTGATGGCGCCTGGGCCTGGCTACAATCTGACGGCACCAACTGGGTAATCACGGCAAGGGGCTGACAATGGCACCGATTGACCCCCGAGATTTCGGCAAGCTTGAGGCTGAGGTTGCCGGATTGCGCAATCAAGTGGAAGCCATGGCGGAAGATTTACGCGCCGTGAGATCCACGCTGGACGCGGCGCATGGAGGCTGGCGCGTTATGGTGGCAGTGGCAGGCATCTCCGGCGCTATTACGGCGGCGGCGGTGAAGCTGCTGCCATTCTGGCCATTCCGATGAAACTCGATGATATGGCTTTAACCATGATCCTTGCGGCGGGTGGGGCTTGGATTGGGAGCATTGCGCGGCGGCTGCGCAATGAAAGGCGCCGGCCATCTTGGCAGATGGTTTTGCTTGAATTGCCTGGCGCACTTGTTTGTGGCCTTGGGGCAGGCGGATTAGTGGTGGCAATAGGTTTTGATAACCCCCTGACCATTGCGGGCGCGGCGGCGGTTGCTGGCCACATTGGCGCAGCGGCTTTCGTGCAAATCTTGCTTGCCATCGTGAAAAAACGGATAGATTGACCATGCCTATTCCTGCGATTGTCACCGCCCTTCTGCCCGCGCTGGGCACATTGATAGATCGGCTGATCCCTGACCGCGCGGCGGCTGAGAAAGCCAAGGTCGAAATGGAGGCCGAATTGATCAGGGCCAGCAATGAGGCTGCGCTGGCACAGGTGGAAGTGAACAAGATTGAGGCCGCGCATTCCAGCGTATTCGTTGCTGGGTGGCGCCCGGCGATTGGTTGGGTTTGCGCGGGGGCCATGGCGCTTTATTACATCCCGATGGCGTTGGTGGGGACCGGCCTATGGGCATGGGCCTGCATTCAAGCTGGGGCCATTGTTCCGCGCCCGGAAATGGGCATAGTTGAAATTATCGGCTTGGTAACGTCTTTGCTTGGTATGGGCACTCTCCGCACCACTGAAAAGCTAAACGGGGTAGCCCGCCAATGACCATTTCCGCCCGGTGCGAATTGCGCCTGGCAGGCGTGCATCCTGACCTGGTGCGGATGGTGCGGCGCGCGGCTGAAGGCGGGGCGCTGTTCCGGGTGGTGGAAGGGCTGCGATCACAAGAGCGCCAGCGCGATCTAGTGGCGTCTGGCGCATCGCAAACCATGGCCAGCCGGCACCTGACCGGGCACGCGGTGGATCTGGCGCCTTTTGTAGATGGCGCCGTTTCTTGGGATTGGAAACATTTCTTCCCGCTTGCCGATGCGGTGGCCGATGCGGCGCGCAAGGAAGGCGTGCCGATCATCTGGGGCGGCGCATGGGGACGGCTGGTGCAGGATTGGCCGAAAGGCGGCGCTAAGTCTGCACAGGACGCCTATGCGGCAGAGCGCAAGGCGGCGGGCCGTAAGCCATTTCTGGACGGCCCGCACTTTGAATTGCCGGCGGCTGATTATCCAGCTTGATTGTTTGGTGATGTCAAAAGATCAAGCATTCTGTCTGAGAGTTTTAATCCCTTTGCAAGTGCCCCTTTTGCGGCTGCCACTTGAAGCGCCTCATTAAGCTTATGATTTTTTGCTGGAATTTGCCCGCGCGCCATAGCAATTTGGATAGATTTTCGCGATCTCCCCAAAATTTCCCCAACTTGCGTGTATGAAGCGCCATTATCAAGCAATGTCGCAGCCTTATGGCAATCTTCACTAGTCCATCTTTTCCGGGACATATCCACAATATTTTTAGACCGGATTGGCATGATTTCAGTCGGCGCGGATTGGATTACAGCTTTTGCTTGTAATGGTGCGGGTGGCGCCTTTTCTTCCTGCACAAATGCCACCATATCGCGCGCCAATGCCAATGCTTCCTTAGCATCTTTGCTGGCACCAATTGCCAGCTTTAAGATTTCCATACGATCCATCATCTTTCTCCCTAAGACATCCGTTCCACAACGCAAGCCGCTTCTGACACAACCTTGCAGCTAAAGCGCCAGCTTTCGCGCTGCTTATGCAGCACGGATAGCAACGGCGCGATGCTTTTGCGCGGGCGGGCTATATGCAGCCTGTCACCCGGGGCCATGTCCCGGAAAGGGTATTTGTAACCCTTTGGGCCGGGCTTTTTCTTGATGCGCTTTGGCGCTTCAGACGCCTGGAAATCCTCACTCATTCGCTGGTTCCTTCTGATTGTTCGGCCATTTCCGCAACGCGATCCGTAATGGCCGCGCGCATTTCTTCCACCATGGCAGGATGGTGCATCTCCACGGATTCAAACGCCGCCGCGTTGGCGTTTGCCCATTCGCGCAAGGCTTCCGGGCTTTCCATGGTGCCCATGGCTTTCAGGGCTGCCTTCTGCCAAGCGGCAGGCGAGCGGATGAAGTATTCCTTTGCATCCGGTCCAATCAGCGGCAAGGCAGGCGCTTCAGGTTCCGGCGCGGGCGCGACGGGCGCGCTGGGGGCCAGGTTTTCAACGTGGCGCGGTTCGGCGGGCAGGTCTTGGGCTTCCTCGCCCGTAATCAAGCCGCGCAGCGCATCCGGAAACACGTCACGGATAGCAAAGCCGCGCGCACGCATTTGCAACATACGATCCGGGTATTGCGTCCATGGGCCAGACTTTCCCCACAGCCCGGCGCGCTTGGCATCGGCAATCGAGAACGTGCGGCGCTGTGGTTTTTCGCCCCGGCGCGTGACTTCGCACCATCCATGCCGGGCTTCGCCTTCACCGTCCACGCCTTCCTGGATGCTGGCGCAATCTGGATGGGCCCGGACTAGGGCAATCGCGCTATCGCCCCAGATCGAAGGCCGGCCATTGATAACGGCGATGTTCTGCAGGGCTTGCAGCGGGCCAAGGCCGACTTCCCGCCCCCATTGCAGGGCGACAAGCACATTGGCGGGCTTGCCCTGGAAATCGCGCGGGACCATCGTTGAACCGGCCAGCACTTCGGCAAAGCGCATGGCTTCCGATAGCGTGGCAGGTTCCAGCGCGGTTTTGTGTAGCGTCATGCTCATGGTTCAGGCTTCCTTTGCCGTGATAAAGAGGGAAGGCGCGCTTTCTTCAATCACCGCGCCAGGTATGGTTTCGCCCTGCTTAATGCGGGCGTTGATCAGGGCCTTGTTGACTTCATATTTGACCCGCCAAACATCGGCGGGAAGGGCTTTCTCATCTGTCACAACAACGCGATCAGACCCGCGCCGTAGCGTGGCGGTATGATGCAGCGATTCGGCGGTAGCCGCGCCAGGATCACCACATTCAGCCAAGGCGGCGCGCAAGGCTTCCCGCGCCGCGCTGGCGGTGAAATCCAATTCCTTTTGCATCCGCGCCAGGGTTTGCACCAAGGCGGATATTTCATTGCGGGCGGCTTCGATAGCCGTCACCGCGCCAAGCGCGCCGCCAAGGACGCCTTCAAGGCTATTGGCGCCGATCCGGCGCGCATAAGACGCCGCCATAAGCGCGCCTTCAATTCGAGCGAGCCAATTGCCAGGCAGCGGATTGGCTGGAACATCCAGCGCCGCAACGCGCTGGCGTAGGGTTTCCGTGATGTTATCGGCGGTCATTGCGCTAATCCTTTACGCTGAATAGCTTTTTCAAACATATCAAGAATGTCTTGCGTTTCGTCGCCCAGAGGCGTCCCGGCGCGGGTGGCGGTCCAATGCGCGCGGGCTTCAGCCATGCCGAAAAACCGGCACCCGGCGTTGACGTAAAAACCATCTTCGCATTGCCAAAGGAAAAACTCGTATCCATCTGACCGTATGGCGCGGCGCAGGATACCGACGGCGGTTTTGTTGTTGTTGATTTTGGCGCCGGCCAAATCCGCGCCGGCCAAATACGCGCCGGCCAAATACGCGCCGGCCAAATTCGCGCGGGCCAAATTCGCGCGGGCCAAATTCGCGCCGGCCAAATTCGCGCGGGCCAAATTCGCGCGGGCCAAATTCGCGCCGGCCAAATTCGTGCCGGCCAAATACGCGCCGGCCAAATACGCGCGGGCCAAATTCGCGCGGGCCAAATTCGCGCCGGCCAAATCCGCGCGGGCCAAATTCGCGCCGGCCAAATTCGCGCCGGCCAAATCCGCGCGGGCCAAATACGCGCCGGCCAAATCCGCGCCGGCCAAATACGCGCCGGCCAAATACGCGCCGGCCAAATACGCGCCGGCCAAATACGCGCATTTTCCGCCTTTGCCGTCGCGCCATAGCTTGTGATCCGCTAGCATGGCGGCGATTTCTTCCGGTTTCATTGCCCATCTCCAAAAAGTGAAAGCTGCCCCGGTTCGGGGATCAGCACATCGGCGCCAAGCCCGGCCAGGGCATCGGCAATCGCAGCGGCTTCCTGCCGCAGCTCTGCCGCCATATCGGCGGTCAATTCGGCGCGATCGATCTCGCCGGCATCGTGCATCCGGCGCCCGGAAGCTTCCATCTGCCGGGCATCCAGCACCAGGCGCGCATGAAGCGCGACAAGGCGGGCGGTGGTTTCGGCGCGCATGATCAAAAATTCCAGGCAACGGCGCCAAGATCAGCGCAAACGCGGCGGGCTTCACGGCGCCCGGAAACGGGCACGCGCTGGCCCGCGCCGTAGTCTTGGCCAGCATTTACGATAGTCAGGAACCAGCCAGCTTTGCCGCCGTTGGTGAGATATGCGCGTTTTGCAGGAAGGCTATTCATCGGTTTATCCTCCGTTTGAGTGTGCCCAATGGTTATTGCATAACATGGCGCGCGGCGCAATAACTTTTTACGCTATGGAGCGAAAAATTATCAGGCCGCTTGCCACCATACCGGAAAGCCACGCGCCGCAAAGCAGGGCAAGAGGCAACGCGTGGCGAGGCGCCGGGCGCGCGAGGAATGCGCCAATCATATCAACCCCAACAGCGCCAGCCATACCGCCACAACCCAGGCAATGCCCCGGAATAATGCTTCGAGCCCTGCCGCGATCCAAGCCAAGCCAAACAAGGCAGCGATACCGGCAAAAGCAAGTAGCGGCCCGAGGACCGCTACCCAGAAGTCATGATTATCGCGCCGCATGTTACACCCGCACCGGCAATGATGGGAAATAATTTTCGCGGCGATAGGGCGGCGCATCAGCTTCAGCGCGTTCTAGAGCCTTGCCGACAATATCTGAAAGAGCATCGTTCAGATGTTCCGGCAACATCTTGTAATCTTCCGCGATTTTATCCGTGGAGCAGTGCGCCGCATCCTTGCGTAGCTTTTCCATGGTGGCCATCAAAGATTCCACCGCGTAAAGCGCAAGGAATGCGCGTGTTACGTCAGGATGTTCGTCACCGCGCCGATCCGTTGGCGCAAGGTCCAATTGCTCTTTCCAGCGGATGATATCCATTTCAATGCCATTTTCCATGGGTCTATCTCCCTTGTGTTTTCCGATAGGCAAACCCTACCACAAGAAAATTTAACGTCAAGAAAAAAATTCGCTTGACCCTGAAATTTTTTCAGGTATTGTGCCAAGCATGATTGAGAACCCTAAACAACTGATTGACAAGCTCGGCGGCGCTACGAAGCTGGCGCTGGCCATTGGTTCAACCGCTGGCGCCGTAGGGAAATGGCCTATTCATGGCATTCCATTCAGGCACCACGCCATGCTGCGCCAGGTGGCACGGCGCCGGGTAAGCCGGGCCGAATTGGACGCCGTGCTGGCATGGGGCCGCAAGTGACGCTTTGGGCCAATATCGCCGCCGGCACAGTGCGGTTGACACCAGATCAGGACGCCGCGCTTTGGCGCTTGCGGGCCGAGGGCAAGGGCTGGAACGCCATTGAACGGACCCTACGCGGCATGGTGCGGCGGCTTGAAGTGCGGGCCAGGCCGTGCCTGAAATGTGGGAAGATATACGCCAGCCATGACCGGCGGCGGAAGTTTTGTGCATCCTGTGGAGGAAGAAATGAGAAATAATAGATATGTAAACCCTTGGACGCCCGAGAGGGATGCCCAGCTGCGCGCGCATTGGGCTTCCGGGCTGTCAACGCGCCGGATTGGCGATGCGATGGGATTGAGTAAAAACAGCATCGTTGGCAGGGCCCATCGGTTGGGGCTTGCGGCGCGCGAAAATCCGGCGAGCATCCCGGTGGCACCGATTACGGAACATCAGCGTGAGGTGGTGCAGCGCATGTGGTATAGCGCCGGGAACGCTGAGATTATGCGCGCCGCCGGGATGGGCTGGAAGCGCATCCTGCGAGTTGCGGCGGAATTGCAGTTACCGCCAAGGAATGCGATTCGTGCCATGGTGGCACGGACGCAGGCGGCGCGCATCAATACCCCCCCGATGCGTGCCGCCTTTTTCTCCCGCGCGACTTTCTCACGCGCGGTTGAGGCCGGGCCTTCCTCCCTCCCGGCAGCTAACTTGCCGGGCGCTGCGCCGCGCTTGCCGTTGACGCAGCGCCCGGTCTTTTCCAGCCATCCGTGCCGCTTTCCTTTGTGGGGAGACAAAGAACGCCCCACGCATTGTTATTGTGATGCGCCAGCCGTTGCGCTGATCAATGGCCGGCCGTCCCGTTATTGTGTGGCCCATTATGAAGCCTGTTATTACATGCCGATGGCGGAAGCCGGGATGCCCAAGCCGTTCAAGTGGAGGGATTGAGATGAGCGATTTTATCGGCGGCTGGCCTTGGCTTGAAATGCCTGAAGTGCCCCGCGTTGTGGTGGTGCAGATTGCGCGCGAAGTGCTGCCCGTGCTTTTGGTGCGGGATATCGCGCCATCTCCCACTACTGCGGCAGATTTGGCGTTTCAATATGCCGAGGCTTTTGTGAAAAAGGCGCAACGGGCATGAATGAAGAATATCTCGCGTTTCTCGCCGCAAAGCGGCCTGCAGCGCATTCAACCGGGCTTGCATCAGTTCCAGACCTTCACCCGGCATTGAAGCCGCATCAGCGCGATTGCGTTGCTTTCGGGCTTCGGCAAGGCCGATTTGGATTGTTCCTTGACACTGGCATGGGTAAGACCTTTGCCCAGCTTGAATGGGCCAATCATGCGCTTGAGGCCAGCAATGGCAAGGCGCTGATCCTGGCGCCATTAGCGGTGGCCGCGCAGATCGTGCGCGAAGGCAAGGCGCGCGGCTATGAGGTGCAGCAAATCCGCGATCAGGCCGATGCCCGCGAAGGCATTAACGTGTGCAACTATGACCGCCTAGATAGGCTGGACTTTGACGCTTTTGGCGCCGTGTCCCTGGATGAAAGCAGCATCCTGAAAAGCTTCACCGGAAAGACAACGCGCGCCTTGATTGATGCTTTCCGTGATCATCGCTTTCGCTGCGCTGCAACCGCAACGCCGGCGCCGAATGATCACATGGAACTGGGGCAACATGCGGAATTTCTTGGCGTGATGCCTTCCAATGAAATGCTGATGCGTTGGTTCATTGCCGATCAAACCGAAATGGGCCGCTACCGGCTGAAAGGCCACGCCCAAGATTCCTTTTGGGATTGGATGGCGTCTTGGTGCCGGATGGCTGAAACCCCGGCTGATTTCGGATATGATGCCAGCGAGTATGTCCTGCCGCCGTTGAACGTGCATCGCCACAAGGCCGTTGGCGATGTTCGCGCGCCTGCTGGATTGCTTTTTATGGGCGATCTATCGGCAACCACGCTGCACGAAACCAAGCGTCAGACCGCGCAAGCACGCGCGCAAGCCATCGCGGCAATCATGCCGGCCAATGATGCTTGCGTGGTTTGGTGCGACACGGACTATGAAGCCGATGCCATCCGCGCCGAAATTCCTGAAATCCAGGAAGTTCGCGGTTCGCATCCGATCGAACGCAAAGAAGCAACCCTTGAAGCCTTTGCGTCTGGCGAGGTGAAGTGGCTTTTGACCAAACCAAGCGTGGCCGGGTTCGGCATGAATTGGCAACACTGCGCGACGATGATCTTCGCTGGGCGGTCATTTAGCTATGAGGCTTGGTATCAGGCAGTTCGCCGTTGCTGGCGATATGGGCAACAGCGCCCGGTTGACTGCCATCTGATTGTTGCCGAAGGTGAGGATCAAATTGGCCGCGTCATTGACCGCAAGAGCGCCGATCATACCAAGATGAAGCAAGCCATGTCATCCGCAATGCGCCGCGCCATGGCGCAGGATGCTGGCGTGCGCGTTCCATATCAACCGACACACAAAGGGGAGTTTGCATCGTGGATTTCGTGAGTTTGGGAAGCAACCAAGGCGATAACTGGCAAGCCATCCATGGCGATTGCGTGGATGTAGTGCGCCAGATGCCTGATGAAAGCGTTGGGTTTTCGGTCTATTCGCCGCCGTTTTCAGGGCTTTACATCTATAATGATTCCGAAGCCGATATGGGAAACTGCGCCAATGACGCGGAGTTTGCGTTACAGTATCGGTTTTTGGTGCGGGAATTATTCCGCGTGACCAAGCCGGGCCGATTGGTAGCCGTGCATTGCAAGGACTTGGTTTATTACCGCACGCAAACCGGCCATGACGCGGGCTTGCGCGATTTTCCGGGCTTGCTTGTGAAAGAACATACCGACGCTGGTTTTTCTTTTCATTCGCGAGTGACGATCTGGCGCTGCCCTGTGCGGGAAATGACGAAAACCAAGGCGCATGGCCTGCTTTACAAGCAACTGCGGGCCGATAGCACATTCAGCCGGCAGGGCTTGCCTGAGTATCTTTTGATCTTTCGCAAATGGGCGCGCGAAGGCCAGGAGGTGGTTCCTGTCACGCATACGCCTGAAAGTTTCCCTCTTGATCAGTGGCAACAATGGGCTTCACCAGTTTGGATGGATACGCGCGAAACTGATGTTTTGAATGCCACCCGAGATCCCAAAGATGAAAAGCATATCTGCCCAATGCCGCTTGATCTAACAACGCGCGCTGTCACCATGTGGAGCAACCCCGGCGATACGGTTTTAAGCCCGTTCATGGGTATTGGCAGCGAGGGGTTTTGCGCGTTAAAACTGAAGCGGCGGTTTGTCGGAGTGGAATTGAAAGAAAGCTATTTCCGGCAAGCATCGCGCAACCTGGCAGCGGCGGAGCGTTCCGCTGAGAGCCTTTTCGATTGGGCAGCCGCATGACTGACCGGACACGCGATGAACGCATTGCCGCAAATATCCGCGCAGCGCTGCGATTGATCAAACAGGGCTTTGCCGCACATGCGGAGGGCCTGCTACGCGAAACCCTAGAGATGATGGAGAAAGACAATGCAAATTCGTGAAGGCACGGAAGAAATGAGCGATGAACAACTAGCGCGCGCGGAGATGTTGCGCGCCGCCATAGAAGGCGACAGGCCAAAGCCAAGACTGGAAACGCGCGTGGAATGGCTGGAGGATGACGGTTCAGCGCAGCGCACGGCTATCCTCAAGCTGGAGCGGGTGGTAGAGCGAATTTTCAAATCGCTTTTGGCGCTACTGATGGTTTGCGCTGCGCTGGCGCTGGCGGTGCTGACATGAGCATCACCACAGAAGAAGCGGAACGGCTGGCGCAAACGCATGATCTCGTGCGGTTCACGC